TGTAGTTGTGGGAGATTGTTTTTTATTCGAGGGATTGATAACAGACCACAATATTTGTCCTTATGATAAAGTTCCCAATACAAAGTTAAGTCGGATTAAATATTTGGAGAATTATGGAAGACCAAGAGAACACAACGGAGCCGATCCAGTCTGATGTACAAAATGAAGTTTATGCCTATATTAAAAGTAAGAAAGGTCTTGGTTCGTTAAACCAAGATCGAATCACAACTATGGAATTGTTAAATAACACTTCCGTAACTAGTCAATCTGAAGCAAATTTATTATTAAGAAACTTTTATAAGGATAATGCAAATGTCAATCGCAAGGAAACGTCATCAAAAGCAACTGAAACGAAACCAGAAGAACAAACGAATTCGCATGGGGAAGTTGAAACGGAGACAGCATCAAAAACTGATGGCTACGTCTGATGCATATTCGTTACCTAACTTATTTAATAGACTGATAAATGAAACAACTGTAGACAATTATGAGGAATGGGTAGAAAAAATGAACTTAGACCCTGACCTTCGTCTACAATTAGATGAGGTAGTTCGACAAGAACGAAAAAGACTTTCTAGTATAGATAAGGATAAGATTGATGCCGAAACCGGTAATTTTGAATTTGGCGGTGAGACGGTAGTTGATGAACCGGAAGAAAGTACTGAATCAGGGTCTTCCGGAAACTTCACGTTTGGAGGAGATACAGATAATGGCTAAAAAACCAGAACCAACATTTAATAGTCCTTTGAATGGAAAGGAAGTAACATTTGCACTTAATTGGTATAATAGCAATAGAACTGCTAATGATGCAAGGAAATATTTACATAGTTATGCCAAATTGAACATTGATAGTAAACTAACGGTTTCCGATATTTCTAAGTGGAATTACGTTGAGACTGATTGTTGGGTTTCTAGGTTGTTATCTTTAGAAATTACCTTTCCATATCATGCAGTAAAGGAAAAGCATGACCGGCGTTTGCGTTCATTAATGAATGATTCTATCCTAGAAGAAAAGAATCAAGCAGAGAAAAAACGAGAAAGGGTGGTTGTCCCTAAGAAAAGGAATCAAATAGTCAAAGAAGGAATTGTCGGACATTTAGAATTTGAGGTTGATGAATTTATTAATGCCAATTGTAAGAACAACTTCGATCCCAGAAAATATTTGAGTGCCCATAACGTTATGCGAAAGGATTGTACTGATATTAAGAGATGGGCGAAATTGAATTATAGTCATATGGCAGAAGTAATTGTACCAAAACCAGACAAGCAACTAAAGGAAGGATATTCAAATTTTACAAAACCTCAATTAAAACGATTACATAGTTTTTACGTTGACATTTATCAGGCGGCAGATAAATATATGAGAGCAAAAGTAAAGAAACGAGTTAAAAAGAGTAAAGGGAGTGTAACACAGACAAATCTGGAAGCACACTTAACCACCTTATGAAAAATGTAAAACCCATAATAATTCAACACCCATCAACTCCAGATTCGGTTAAAAGACCTCATTTACCAGCAGAAGATGCTTTACAGGAGGCTCTTCCGCTTCTTATTGAAGTTTTATTGGAGTGTGGATTTGACTGTGAGAGTGAGGAATTCCAACGTGATTTTAGGATTGTTGTTGAATTATTACGTGCCATTCTTTATGGTCAGTTAGGTCTCTCCCATGAATTGCACAAGGGGTTAGGAGAAAATAACCCTCTTCCTGATGATTTTTAAACTATGGAGTAAATAATGCCTACTATTGTAGATTATAACCAGGTGTTTATTGCCAATATTGTACAACAACCTGGGATGCGAAAAACGGGGGTGAATGAGTCTTTGGTCAGACACATGGTATTGAATTCCCTTCGGTCATATAGAAATAAATTTTCTGGTACGTATGGTGAATTGGTAATTGCTTGTGATAATAGAAACTATTGGCGTAAGCAAATCTTTCCATTTTACAAAGCACACCGAAAAAAAACTAGAGAGACATCCGACTTGGATTGGAATGAAATATTTCAATGCTTGAATGGGATTAAGTCTGAGCTAAGAGCAGTCTTCCCTTATAAAGTCTTAGAGTGTGAGTCGGTTGAGGCCGATGATATAATTGCCACTGTTTGTAATATCGACACTGAACCGACTATGATTTTATCTGGTGATAAGGATTTTGTGCAATTGCAAGCACTTCCTCATGTCAAGCAATACTCACCTGTACTTAAAAAGCAATTGATGGAGGATGATCCGAAGAAATTTCTACATGCCCAGATACTAAAGGGTGATCGTGGAGACGGCATCCCAAACTTCCTAAGTAAGGATGATGTATTCGTGAGTGGTGGTAGACAAAAACCATTGTCAAGTAAAAAGTTGAATGTATGGTTAGAACAAGAACCAGAGGTTTTTTGTGATTATGAAATGTTACGTGGTTATCAACGGAATAAAAGTCTGATTGATTTAAACGAAATTCCAGAACCGATCAAAGAGTTAATAAGTGAGCAATACCGGACTTATGAATGCAATGATCGTTCCAAATTATTTAATTATTTTATAGAAAAGAGGTTGAGAAACCTAACTGATAGTATAGGAGATTTTTAAAATGGAAAATGTACATGATTTTTTTAAGGAGATTGAGAGTGAAAAATCTATCAATCGAAAAGCAGAAATGTTACAAGAACAGGATAATAATACAAAGGCTTCATTGATGGCAATCTTTCGATCAACCTTTGATCCTAAAATTAAGTGGTTGGTACCAGATAGCAAACCTCCTTTTGCTGAAAATACGGAAAAGGAATGGAAGAATTGTTCTTTGTATTTGAGTGAGGCTGTGATGACATTTGGTCGGTTTTGTATGATTGATGGAAAGCTAACACACCAGGCATTGCAAGCACGTTTCCGAAACATTACAGAATGTGAAAGTGCTTTTATCACTATGTTGAAACAACTACATACGTCCGAGGCAGATTTGGTCATGCATATGATTAAGGGGAAACTGCCATATAAAGGACTCACCCCTAGATTAGTCAATCAAGCATTTCCGGGGTTATTACCAGAATGACAAGAACATGGTTTATAGATATAGACGGCACTATATTAAAACACAGATCAAATGCCGAGTTGGACGAAACTGTATTTTTGGGTTATGCTGGAACTGATAAAGATAACGAAGAATTGTTACCTGGGGTCAAGGAATTTTTCGGGACTATTCATCATGAATATGTAATACTAACTACCGCACGCCACAAGGAACATAGTGTAGTAACAGAACCGGCATTGGAGAGATTCGGAATTCAATATGACCTTATCCTCTATGACATTGGTTCAGGAGAACGAGTTTTGATTAATGATATAAAACCCCTAGACAGCCACGATAACCCAACAGGAGAAGTACTGAAAACTGCATATGCCATCAACGTTGACCGAAATGGAGGACTCGATCATTTGATTGATCGAGATGGCCTATGTTAAAATGGACAGGAGATGACATACATGGAGAGGGTGGAGAGTTTGTTGGTTCACTTAACAAAATGAAAGATCAAACAGTTGGGATTGGTAATTATATTATTATGCTAGAAAATAAGTTGATCGAACTCAATCAAGAAAATCAAAGGTTGCAAAACGAATTGAATACAATCAAACACAACCAAGATTTGACGCTCAAATGGGCAAGAGGTGAAATAGAAAACTAGCATGACTGATAATTTTATGACTAAAAAGTTAACCGAGTATGCCGATTATAAACGTGCAAATAATGCCAATTTCACCTTGCATGATCTACATAAAGATAACCTAGAAAATTTCTGGAATTTCTGTGCAATCTTTCATGGATATTATGTTAAGGAGCATGCCGAAGAACTAGACATCGAAGAATTTTCAAAGGGTAGTTTCGAGATGACTGAGTATAACATGGAGGACGATAAGTGATAACAATAAAGATTTGCCATCATTGTAAACATATTAACCCACCTAAACCAGTGATTGATATTGATGGTGCGATTATAATGCCTAATGCAAATTGTCTTAAACACGACAGAAATGAGGACGGGGAGTTATATGTTGTTATGAATCGTTATAGTCATAGTTGTGATAAATTTGAAGGAGATGAATAATGGATTATATTCAATTTGTTGATAAGGTGACCAGTCATGAATCGAAGTCTTGGGAATCATTCGTTGCCAGGTTGCTTGTTCTCTATGATGAAGGCTTCGTCCCCGAAAGAACATTAACTGCCGCAATCGGTCTTGCATCCGAGGCAGGAGAGTTTTCGGAGATCGTCAAGAAGGTCATCTTCCAAGGCAAACCATTCAATGATGAAACCAAAGAACACATGAAAAAGGAATTGGGTGATTGCTTATGGTATATCGCCCAAGCATGTATGGCATTAGATTTGACGTTCGAGGAATTATTTACAGCTAACATCGAAAAACTCTCCGGACGCTACCCCGGCGGGTTCGATGCCTTCCTATCAGAAAACC